TAGCGGCCCGTCCTGAACGGCGAGCGCGCGATGCAAAAGCCAAGCGCAAAAGCAACCGCTTCAGCCAAGCCGTTGAAGCGATAAACGATGGTGCCTTGCGGCTTGACAGTCTCCGGCGCCGCGCCTTCGCGCCCATCGACGAAAATCGTGTAATCCAAGGGCGCGCGGCGCGCATTCTGCAACCGCGCAACGTCCGCCCGCGCATAGCTGGCAAGCGCCGCCGATTGCGCCTGCGGGGTTAGGTGTTGGCTCACAAAAAGCTTGACGGAACGGGAGAAACTCATTGCGAAGCCTTCACCCGGTCCGAATGCGCGGCGAAAAACTCACCATCAATCGCGCGTAAACCATCAAGCAGCAGATCGCGGTCGGCGCCATAAATGCCGCGATGATCAGCCCATGCCAGCGCGGCGCGAAATGGCGTCTCGCTCGGCATCATTGGCCCCATGCCACCCGCAATCCAGGGGCGCTCACTTGAGAGCCCCTGCCATGCAGCCCAGAGCCACACCAGATCAGGGCCAAGCGCGGGGGGCTTTGCTTCATCATCACCAAGCGCTTCGATTATTCCTGCGGCGCGGCTCCACCGGAATTGATGGACCGCGAATTGCCGAAGTTTCCCAAGGCTTCCTCACGGTCCGCCGCGCGCCGGTCAGTCGCAATCGCCACCGCTTCACGGGCCAAATCCAGCAATGGCCGGAAGCGCTCAGTCAGCGCCATTTCCCGATATTCCTTAATGGAAATCGGGCCATGCTCGCCTTCAAGGTTCCGCACCCCAAGCACTAGGCGCGTAAGGATCAATTCATCCTCGGCAATCTGCACCGTTGACGGCGGCAGATCGGAAATGCCTTGCCGGGATTTCAGGCGGCCATCTTCGCGGGCCTTACGGACCAATTCACGATAGGCGACCGAGAGCGCATCAAGGAATGACGCATCGCGGGCTTTCACTAGCAATTCCATGTCAAGGTTTTTGGGGTCGGGATTTACCCAAACGCCATCGGTAAGCGCAATGGTATCGCGCTCAAACATGCTAAGCTTTGTCATTGAAACCTCTGCGGGGTGGCGGGTGGCGGGAAGACGGGGCTACCGGCGACCCGCCGTGCCGGTAGCCCCTGCTCCGCGCGGGAGCATCGCGGCTAAGAAGCCGCGATCTTGTTAGGCAGCGAACCGATCAATCTGAATGGCGGGCAATGCGAGGTCGTTGCCGCCTTCAATGTCGAAACGCGCCAGAATAGCTTGGTTCGGACCGCCGACCTGAATGTTCGGGTTCATCAGATTGGCACCGGGCAGGGTGAAGATGTAGTTATTGCCCTGCGGGTCACGCTTACGCCACGCCACGCGCGAGCGCGTTTCGTTCTTGAATAGCGCGTATTGCGTGAAGTCCTTGAAATAGAGTTCAATCTGGCCGGCGACTTGCACCTGGCCCCACCGCGCGCCCTGAGCGGCGGCGCTGCCCATGCCGTAATCCATGCCAGCGCCTTCGCGGGATACCGTGAGCGCCACAGAATTGACGGCGGCAGACAGCGCCGTGTCATCAATCTGCACGCCACCAAAGGCCGCAACGCTATCAAAGAAGCCGCCGGTCGGCGCCGCAGTTACCGTGCCGTTACCGGCGGCGGTAATCGCGCTCACTTCATCGCGCGCCGCGATGTTCAGGCTACCCGTGAAAAATTGGCCCGTGCCGCCAGACAGCGACAGCGAGGACACCATGGCGCCCGCGTAGCGCAGCCAAAGCGCGGCGGCAAAACGGTTTTGCAAGTGAAAGCTTTTCACAAGGTCGCCATTGCGCAGCATCCCGGCATTACGAACAGACGCCGCCGTGCCCGCCGGGGTTTCCGTGCTGGCGATGGTCTTGCCGGCAAGAATGAGGCTTTGGTTGTTTGTCTTGGTGGCGATGCGATAAAAGCCGTTGTTGGCGCCGCTGCCAGCCGTAAAGCCGCGCAATTCAATCCACTGGCCTTCGAGCAAGTTCTGAAACTTGTTCGATGTGGTGGAGGAAAGCACGTTCGTGCCGGTGGTGACGGTAATGTCTGCCGCAACGCCCGCGATGGTTTGCGCCGCCGACCAATCACCGCCAAGCGCGCCCGCAAAGAAATCGTCGAACGTGCCATAGGACAGGTTGAAATTGATAGCGCCGCTGGCCTGTTCGCTTTGCGTCACGGAAGGCGACACGCGGCGGGTGCCGGTGATTTCATTCGGGCGCGTGCGGGCCTTGCTGCCCGAGAGGCTTTCGCTGGTGATGCGGAGCGCGGTGAATGCGCTATTCGGCGCCGTTCCCCAGGTTGCTTCCGGCACATAGGAAAGCGTTGTTTCAGTCGTTTCAATGCCGGCCTGATAGCCGGTGACAGAACCGCTCATGCTCTATTCCTTTTCAGGTTCTGCGGCTGGGCCGCGTTGAAGCCCGCGCTATGCAGGCCGGTCCGTGTAGGTCCATTCAACCGTGACGGTCAGAACCCACCACTTCCCGTCTTCGCTGGGCACGCCAGCGCCGATGGAGGCGCGGCGATAGACGGTGTATCCGACCACGCCGCGATAAATGTTCGCTATGTCTTTCGCCACTTGGCGCGCGGTGGCGCTGCCTGTGCCGAGCGGCACGATGACATGCACCATGAAGGTGCCGCGCTCTTCCCATGCGCCGTTGCCAAGTTCGATTGGCTCCAGCACATCGCCTTCAGCTTCAACCGAAAGCCAAGCCGCCAAGTCAGGCGCGGCGAATGCCTCATTCGGCCACTCGATAGGATAGGGCAGCGCGGCGGCTACAAGGCGCGCTCTGGCGTCGTTCCAAGGTTCCGGGCTCATGTATCACCCGCCCCGCACATGAAGGGCATAGGCAACCGCCGTAGAGGCAACCATGAGGGGGTTGCAGCCAAGCACGGCCCAATTCTTTCCATCAATCGCCACGAAATCGCCTTTGACTGGGGGCGCAAAGCCTGCCGATGCCAAAACCGGCGCGGCGTTGATTGTCATTTCAGCATCGCCATTCATCACCCCGCCCGTGATTTCTTCCGGGCTGAAGCTGCGCAGCCATCCCGTCACGGCGATTTCCGTGAAGGTGGTTGTCATTGCTTGCCGGCGGCGCAGCGTGGCCGGGCGGCCAAAGCGCGCAATCAGCCGCGGCACGGCTGAGGTGATGCTCACGCGCCCATCTTTCGCCACGGCGCCAGCAGCGCGGCGGCTTCAATCGGGATGGCTTCAGCCCCGGCGCGCGGGTCAAGGTATGAGACGGACCCGACACCATCGGCGCTCTCGGAACGGATGCGTGGATCTCGCCCGCGCGCGGTTTGCAGGCCGGCCAAGGTGGCGAGACATGCGCGCTCAATGTCCTGTGGCAGATCGGTTAGCAGCGCATAGCCCGCCGCGTAGGTGACTTGCACCACAGCCGCGCGCCATTGGATGCGATAATCGCCGGACAGCCGATAAAGCAGCGAGCCGTCGAGTTCGTAATCTGTCGCGGCAAGCGTGGTGCCGTCCTCGATGACTGAGGTGATGGCCGGGTTCAAATCCCGGTCGAGAATAATGCACGGTAGATCGACGCCGCGCTCAGTCTGCCGCACGGTTGCCCGGCCAAAGCCTTCCGGCCGCCCGCAATAGCGCGCGCAAATATCTGACGCCTGGCCAATGAGTTCTTGCAGGCCGGCGGTCGCTTCCGAGATAGCCAATTCGCGCGCCGCCGTGGCCAGCACGGTCAGCATGTTCGTGGCGGGCGGGGTTGTGACTGTGATCATGGCCTTGCCTGCGCTGGAATGAAGCCGCCGCGTGATGCAGCCGGGGTGAAAGTCCTGCCTTGTGCCGCTTGAAAAGCAGCGCGGGCGAAAGAAGCAGAGAAAGCACCGCGAGAAACCGCCAGAGAAGGCGCTTGGCGGGATTGCGCCGCATGGAAAGCCGGACGTAGCAGCGCCGCAACCAAAGCCGCCCTTGCGCTTGCCACGGGCAGCGCGGGGCGATTTGTAGCAAGATTGAATCCGCCACGATTGAGAGCGGGAATAAAAACGCCGCGCGAGAGCGGCAGATTGTTGGCGATAACGCCCCAGGCGTTGCCCCAGGCCTTGCCCCAGGATTTACCCCAAGCCGAGGCCATTACACCGGCCCGAAGGGATCAGCTTCAGTGCCAGCGCCATCCACAGTGACCGCGTTCACCTTTCGGATGTCCGCATGGATCGGCTCTGCCTGCGCCGCCGCCAGCACTGCCGCCGCGTTCTGTGCGGCGGTAGGAATGCTACCGCCCGCCGTGACCACGGTTGAAGCCGCAGACTGGATCAGCAGGGTTTGGACACCGGCGGTATAGGCAATGGGGTCTCCGCCTGGTCCGCCGATGAAGTTGCCACCTGCGATTCGGGCGACGTAATCTCCGGCTGGGAAGCGAAGTTGCCACGCCCCCAGTACTTCGACGGTGAGGCCGACCTGAACACCGGGGCCAAGGTTATTGAGCCCTGATCCGCGCCCGATACGGTCATAGATGATCCCCTCCTCACTTGCCTGCGCTGCCTTCACCGCAGCGTAAAGCGTGGCACAATCCACATCCGCAACCCCCGCATCCACATCAATGCGGGACGTCACGAAATCAAAGGTGAAAGGCGCGGCGTAATAGGCCATTAGACATCACTGTTACGGCTGGCATTGACGCTGCCGCCCGCATTCGTGATGGAAAGCGTGGTGCTGAACGGCACAATGGGCGAAGCGCCGGACCCGTTGCGCACATCTACCCGCGTATTGAAGTTGCCGGCGTAGATGAAGGTGACGCTTTCCGTAGCACCCGCCGCCTGCCGGTCAATATACGGCACGAAAACATCATCAGCCGTGACGATGTTGCTGGCGAGTGCCGGGGAAAGGCCGTTGAAGGTCTTAGTGCCCGCATTGAAGGAAGAATAGGTGTAGCGCAGGCCCTTGATGCGAATGACGCCCGCCGAAGGCGTATCGGTCTTGATGCTCTCCACCACAGTCAGGGCCGTGGCGCCAGCGCTGGCAGCGACCGGCGTGTATTCATCCTTCAGCAGCCCGCCCGATCCGTTATCCCGCGCCACCAGAACGCGGTCGCCGGAAACCAGATTGCCGATGGTAATGCCGATAAGGGTTGGCGGAACCTGCGTAGTGCCGTCATGGGCGGTCAATTCATAACGGGTGCTTTCAGCCGGCAGGACGCCAGTGATAAACCAGCCCTGCGCCACAAAGAACGTGCCACCCGCGAAGGTGCCGAAGGGCGCCGATGGGATTTCAGTGTAAGCGGCATTCAGCACGCGATACCGCCAGCCAGGAATGCCATTCAAGGTGGCAGCGCTATTCTCCCGCGTCAGGTATTGAAGGTACTGATACGCTTCCTGCAAGGTGCAGGAATTGGAAAGCGTGATGGTGCCCTTGTAGAGTTTGCTGCCATTGCCGTTCGCCAAATCCTGATTGGTATCCCCAAACGTCACCGCCACCTTGGTTGAAAGCGCCGCCGCCTGCACCTCAGTCAGCAGGATACTCTTGTCAATCCCGGTTGAAAGCGCCGCGTTGCTCTCGCCGCCCGCAGACAGGTTCAGATCGAATTGCGAATAGGTCTGACCCCACTTGCGCGAAAAGGCAGTGACGTTCCCGCTATCAATAAACGCATTTGCGGTCTTGACCTTGACCAAAATCTGAATGTGGCCGTTGCCCCAAAACTTGGTCAGTTTGGCACCGTTCTGAACCACATAGATCGGGCTGGAAGCCACGATGCCACCAATGGTCTTCAAGCCCGAGTATTGAGTGGCCCCGTTTTCCTGCTTGACGGTACCGAACTTAAAATACTGCGCCGATTCATCATCCAGATTGTAGAAGACCGTCCCTTCCTCATTCTGCTTCAGCAGGGTCAAGGGCGCGGCGGCGTCTGGGTTTCTCCCGCCTGGCAGAGTTGAAGGGACGAGGGTGGTAATGGCGACAAGATCATTGCCGGAAGGCGCCTCATCATCACTCAGTGCCTGCAAGAACTCATGCAGCGCCAATACGGTATAGACTTCAGTGCTGGCGCCAGCCTGGCGCCGGATGTCGCCCGTCGCGGAAATGGTGAAGTCGGTTGCAATAGGCATTGCGGGTTTCCCTTATTGATCCGAAACTTGGGCGGCAGTGATGGTGGCGTTGACGCCTGCAAGCGTGGAAACCGCGCGCCATGGTTGATAAGCGGGCGACCCGCTTGCATTGCGCAATAAAATTTCGACAGGCACGGAACCTGCGACCACATAGGGATAAGCATAAGACGTGCCCGCTATTGCGTTCGCCAGAACCGCCTGCGTATCTGTGCGGCGGATCAGAATGCGCGACCCGGACACAATGCCATCAATGGTCAGCGTGGCGCTCACCGCATTATCCACCGTGATGCTCGGACCAGAATTCACGAAGGTCACGCCCGGCTGAAGCTGCACCGTCACCGCCCCGCCGCTGGTATTGGTCAGCGTCAGAGTGCCGCTGATTGTAGCGCCGCGAAGGTCATAAGTACCTACCGCCGTGAAGCGCATCGTGGCGGTTTCCAGCTTCGGCGAATAAACGCCCACTGTGCCGCGAACCACAATCCCCTGTAGTGTGCAGGTAGCGTCTGCGCCATTGGCAAAGGAGATCGTGCCAGTCGTTTTTAGGGTGCTGAATTTCGACCCGGCCGCAAGCGCCGCGCTTTTAATCGTGACCGTGTTCGTGCTGGTATTGACCGCAAATGCACTCGCCGCAGTCGCATCCACAACCACATTCAGCGCGCCCAGATCAAGCGTAGTGCCTGCTGCCGTGGCGACCTGTGTGGTTGCGCTTGGGTAGTTGACGTTGGCCGACTGCACGTTCCAGTATTTTGCCGCATCGTAAAAATCATCTAGCGTAGCCACGCTTGCGAGCGCACCCGCCGCAGATCGGCTCAGCGTTACGGCAGAGTCGTCCACCATCGCAGGCGCAACCGTCGAGCCACCGATGCCCCGCATGATGACCTGGTAGACACCAGACAGGCTTTGATACGCACGGACGTTCCATGTCGCCACGTCGCCCGCTGCAAACCGCAAAGTGACGCTCGCTTGATTGTCAGGCGAAAACCCCGTCTCAATGTTGTCGATCACCACCTGTCCGCTGGCATCGGTGACGCCGAGGCTTTGCACGGCGGCATTGCTGATCGTCCAAATCACCGCGTCCTGAATTGCCGCGCCGCCGGTCGTTCGTACCGTGGCGGTGAGTTTTTGAGTGACGTACAGCAGCACCGTGCCCAGGGAGGCATCAACAACAACCATCGTCGTGCCGACCGCGCTGTTTTTGAAAGTGACAAGCAGCGTTTGTCCTGACGGGACCGCTTTTGCAATGTCAAGCTCAGACCCCAAAGCGCCCGAGTAATCCTCGACGGTGAACGACCCGCCGACACCAGTGCCATTCGCCAGGCCAACGACACATCGCCACCAGAAAATTTCAAGGCCCTTCAGAACAAGCGGGCCTTGCAGCATCTGGAAAGTAGGCCCGCGACCAGTGTTGTTGACATTGGTGACATTGATGCCGCGATCACCGATTGTCTTGAGGGCGAAGATCGAAACCGTGCTGCCCGGCTTGAACCAAATGACCATCGAACCGCGACGGCTGTCGGTTACCGGCTTGTTTCGCTGCCCATCAAAGCCAATGTTCGCAATCGAGCCGTTGTCAAAAACCATGTCGGCCCAGTGATCAATTGTCCCGCTGATCCAATCGAAACGCGCACCGCTTGATATTGCTAAAAAGCAAGTCGCTGGGGCCGGGTTAGTTGCTGGGGATGTCGCCCCGTCACCATCGGCGGTGCTTCGCCCGTACTGGCCTTTCTGGTAAATCAGGACTTGGGCGCTAATCCCGTCGGTGTATTGCGGTGCGCTTGACCCAATGTAATTGACGGTGTTCGTGTACCTACACCCAACCACCAGAACGCCGCCACTTCCGACGCGAAGCACCGGCTGACCCGTGCTGACCGCGTTCTGGCCAATCACCAACTGCTCGTTGTGACCAAGGAGAGTCGAGTTGATCTCTCGCAGACCGCCGATGATCAGAGTTCCATTGACTTGCAGCTTGACGTTATCGCCTAGCAGGTAAATCACATAACCGCTGGAAGCATCCACACTTGTCGTTGTTACACCTGCAAGGCCACTCAACCCCGCAAGGCTTGCATCGCCCCGCGCAGCCGTGCCTGACTGGCTCGAAACGAATGTGATCCCCGTGCCCTGTGCGCTTTGCAGAACGTCGAAAGTTGTTGCGGTTCGGGCAGCAACCATCCAGTTGCCGTTATAGCTCGTGGTGCCCGTAATCCGAACCACGTTGCCCACAGCATACGATTGCGTGCAGGTAAAGCGCACCCCGCCTGCTATCGAAGCCGCCGCCGTGATGGCGATGCCGCTCTCGTTAGCCTGCGTGATGATGCTACCGGCGACGGAAAATGTCATAGCCGCCTTCCAATCAAAGCATTATCAAGATTGAGAGCGGTGGTGACGGTTTGGTTGGCCATTTACTTAGCTTTCCGGGAAAGCCACTCAGTCAATAAATCCAGCCCGCGCGTACCCATGGCGCCGGCAAGTCCAGCGCAGCCGCTTGTGATAAAGATTGCCCAGGAATCTGCTTTCAAGCCGGGGTCAAACCAGACAGCGCCAGCGGCGGCGATAACGCCTAGCGCGGCCCCCACAACGGCTTCTAGGCCCAAGCGCCAGCCACGCGCGCCGCCGTGCGCTGCAAAGGCCACACGGGCGGCAGAACCGACCCCAGCGGCAACCGCTGCAACCTTGGCGATTGTGTCGAGGGAATCTTCGGCCATGGGTTAGCCCTCGGCTTTTTTCTTCGCCTTCGGTTGGCCGGGCACTTCTGCCCAGCCTTCCCGAATAGCAACCGCCGCGAGGTCACCGTGGACGGTATCGCCCGCGACAAATTCGCGCCCGTACACTTCGCCGTCCGGCGCCCCGATAAAGGGCGCCGTTACGGTTGCCACCACCTCAGACATTAGGAAGCGGCAATCTTCAGCAGCTTAATCGCCTGCGAGTTGCGGATTTTGCCGCCGACACGCTTGCGGATGTAAAACTGCACAAAGCCGGGCAGGGTGATTTCATCGCGCGTCATACGCATCCCGACGCGATCCGCAATCAGATAGCCTTCACGGAAATCACCAAAGGCCAGCGGGAACACGTTGGCGGCAACCGCCGGCATGTCTTCCGCTTCGGTGATCGGGTAGCCGATGAAGGTTTCCGGCTGATTGGCCGAAAGCGACGGCTGCCACAGATACGCGCCAGTGCCGGCGCCTTCACGATACTTGCGAAGGGCAGACAGCACCGCTTTCGTGGTGACAAACCGGCCATTGGCGCGATAGCGCGCGCGCAACGCATAGACCAAGTCATAGAAGACATCAGCGCTGGTCGGCAACGCCGCCGCCTGGCCAGAAGCCACATACTGCAACGTGCCGAAGGCGCGGGAAGCGTCCGCGGTCGTTACAGGGGTCGGGCCATTCAGGAAGCCGGTCGGGCGGTTGGTGCCGTTGCCGGCAACAAAGGCCGCGCCTTCACCCTGGGCAATGGCTTCAGCCGCGCTGGTGATGAGCCAATTCTCGACATCGAAGAACAGGTCGTCGAGGCTTTCTTCCGACGCGCGCGGGCGGGCAGAAGCAAGGCCAAAGGTCGGCGCCACTTCGGCCAAGTCCGGCGTATTGGTTTGGTTGCGCGTTGCCGCTTCACCAAGCCATTCAAACGCCGCGCCGTTCACGTCGAACAGTTCCTTATAGTCAGGGCTGCCAACCGTGCGCACGGTCGCAATCTGACGGATCGGGGAAATGTCCACAGACAGGCGCGCAATCTGGCGCTCAATCACTTCCGGCAGAGCAAAACCACCAGCGGAGCCGGTGGAGGTCACCACCTGAGCGGCGCGGGTTTCAAACCCGTCGTCGTTCAGGCTGCGATTTTGCAGCGCCTTCGCCGTTTCGCGCATCTTCATCTCGGCGCGCGGGTCGCGGGGATTGCGCACCCAACCGAGGAAGGCGTTGCGATAGGCCAGCGCTTCGGCGCTGTCGCTATCATTAGCGACGCCAGCACCACCGGGGCGCGCGGCGCGGGTTTCAGCCTGCTCGATGCGCTTCTTCATTTCCGCCTGGGCATCAAGCACCGCGTCAATGCGCAAAAGCTTTTCGTCCAGCAGCGGGTCAGCAGAGCCGCGCTTGGCGATTTCGGCAAGGCGCGCATCATTGGCGGCCTTGTATTCTTCAAAGGCGACGCCGATCTTTTCGATGGCGCCAGCAAGGGCCTCAGACATGAGGGGTTCCTTTCAGGTTCAAGATTGCAGGGAACGCAGCAGCGCATCGGCTGCTCGGTTTGCGCGTTCGGTTGCGATCTCGGCCTCTCGCCGCTCGGCACCCATTCGCATCAAGCGAGACACAAGGGCCGTCGCCTGAGACTTCGACACGTCTGGCGCTACGTCACGCAGCCACCGCTCGGCGTCGGAAGGTTTCAAAATCTCATCAATCGCAGCGGCCTTTACGCGCGTAACGCGCGCGGATTTCGCCGCCGGGAAAGTCACAAGGGAGACTTCCCAAAGATCCACCGCCCGCACCGTGCGGATATTCGTCTTTGGGTCGTAATCGTCTTCTTTGGTCATGAAGCCGATAGACAGGCCAGAAATGGCGCCAGCCTTCACAAGCGCGAAAGCCTCACGCGCCTGGGCAACATCCATCGCTAAGCGGCCCTTCACGCGAAGACCGCGCTGGTCCTCTTCCATGCTTTCCCAAACACCAATCGGCATATCCTGCCGGTGCTGCCAAAGCATCGCGGGCATCGTGTTTGCCGCGCGGTGTTCAGCAAGGCTCGCAGCAAAAGCGCCCGGCACAACCACATCGCCGTAAGCGTCTTCTTGCCCAAAGACAGAGCCGAAGCCTTCAATCACGCCCTCTTCGCCAGCCGCGCGCAGCGCAAGCGCGAAGTCGCGCGTTTCCCGCCGCGCGCCCTGTTCGCGGTTTTCAATCATTCGATTGTTCCTTCGCTTAAACTGCCGGGGCTTCCGGCGCGGGCGCGGCGGGGGCGCCATTCATATTTGCGGGCGTCAAAGGTTCATCCAGGCCTGGCAACGGGTCTTTGCCTTCCTCGTCACGCAATTCGTTTCGAGTATAAATGCCCATTTCCGCCATGGTGCGTGCCCAAACGGCGCGGTCGGCCATACTGCCCGCCGTCAGATAGCGCGTGTCAAATTCGCACCAGAGCGGCCCGGAGCCATCCAGCAAAAACTCATCCAGGCGCTGCAGCCATAATTGGTGCCACGGCGCCAGCGTGTGCTTTAGATGCGCCGCAAAGAATGCCTCGCTGCTGGCAAAGGTCGCGCTCTTATCGGAATGCCCAACCATAATCGGGAACACGCCAAAGGCCCGGCAGATTTCCTCAATCTGTAAGCGGCGCGTCTCGACATGCTGAGCGTCAACGCCCGTCATCGCCAACGGCATGTATTTCATGGCGTTGTCGAGGATTGCTGTGCCGCTGCGCTTTTCCGCCGTGAAGCGCTGCCAGGATGCCCGCAAGCGATCCATCGCGGCGTTGTCTAGCTTGGCCTCAGTCGTCAGGATGCCCGCCGGCCGGCCGCCATTCTCATGCAGCTTGGCTTGCGATTGCTCCGCCGCCATGGACAGGCCAATGGCTGAAGCCGCCAGCCGCACCGCGTTCAAGCCGCGCCAGTAATCCCACTGCCAATTCGGCAAATGAAACACATCGTCCGGCCCAAGTTCGCCAATGAAGCCAAACTCATCGTGGATGCGATACCGCACCTGATAGCGCGCCGTTCTCTCGATCTGATAATTACCAGGCCGCACCGGGATCAATTCACGCACGCGATTGCCGGCCATAACCTTTACCGCCAAAGCATCGCCGGTCAGCGCCGCGTGAAGCGTCATCGTGCGGCGAAACTCGAAGCTGGTCTGCCATTCATTTGGCCGACGCGACAGCATCCGAAACTCGGGGATATTGCGCGCAAGCTGGCGCCGCCGGTTGGCGTCTTCCCGGAACACATTGAGCGCAGGCGTGGCGCAGCCGTCCGCAATGGTCTTCACACATGCCAGCACCGTCGCCACCTGAAGCGCTGTCTGCGGCGTCACCGCGAGCCCGGCAACCGTCGCGCCATAGGCGTCATCAATGCGCGCCATAACCTCATCAAAGGGGCGCGGCGCAGATCGCAAGGAAAGCGCACCTCGAAGGCGCGTGATCAAGCTCATTTCACAGGACCACCATCTCCGAGGTTTCAAGATAAGAATGGGCTTCAGCCTGCGCCGTTGCGGCCCCTACTGCCATCGCCAACGCAATCAAGGCGTCAATGCGGTTCACCGCCCGCCGCTTGGAAAACCATGAATTGCCGAACGGGTCATTTTCCGTGCTGGCGCTCATCATGGCTGAAATCAGCACGGGCGAACGGCGCAACCGTAT